TGTGTTGGATCATTATATCGATTCTTTAATTGTTTCACCATAATTTGGCCAAGTTCTTCTAATTCTTCACTTGTAATAAGAGCAAACATCAAGTCGGCGGTTGCAGGCAACCCGAAACTCTCACTCGTATCTTCCAAGCCTGGATCGCTCGATGTAAATCCGCCTCTGGTAGTTTGAGTTGCAGATACAATAGGAACATTACATTCAACCGCAAGACCTCTAAGTTCTTCTGCGATGGACTTGACGTAGGTGTAAGAGTTGATATTCGCACCAGCTTTGATACGAGAAGAACAACAGATATTAAGATAATCCACGAAAATAATGTCAGGCACGAAAGACCTCTTGAGATTAAGTTCATTTAATAAAGTCCTAAAGTGAGTAGTTGAAGCTGCAGCGGTTGGATATTCTTTAATGATAAGTTTGCCAGTGGTTTTTTCACGGACTTTATTAACTCGTTTATCATACATATCTTTTGGTAAATCAACCAAATCATCCAATGTTACATTCAACAAGTTAGCATCTATTCTTTCGGCAATCTTTTCTTCAGCCATTTCCAAAGTGATGTAGAGGACATTTTTTCCCTGAACCATACAAGAGGCAGCAACATGGCACATAAACAAAGATTTACCCACGCCAGTACCAGCAAGAGCAATATTAAGAGTTTTTGCTGGGAGTCCACCTTTTGTAATTTTGTTGAAATAGTCCAAATCAAAGGGGATTCTTTCTTCTTTTCTGTGATAAAATTCATATCGTTCATCTGAGTTCTCCAAATAATCATGGCCTACTGTTGTATCAAAACTGATTGCTAGTGCATCCGAAAGAATTTTTGGAATTGCACCTTTGTCGTTTGCTTTATCTTTACCATCCAAAATCGATATCGATCCCAATACAGCATTGTATATGGCTTTCTCTTGACAAAACTTTTCGGTCTTATCTACAAGCCATTGTATTTGAGTTTCTTCGGATTTATTGTGTTCAACATCTTTAAGATATTCTTCACATTTGGTAACCTCTTCATCGGAAAGATTTGTTCTTTCTTTAACGGCAATACTAATAGCTTCAATTGTTGGAACAGTATTATATGTTTCGGTAAATGAGGTAATTTCGTTGAATAAGGTTCTCTCGGTTCTGTCCGAGAAATATTCAGGTTTAATAAAGGGTAATACTTTTCTTAAAAATTCCTCGTTATAAACGAGGTTCTTCAATATCGATTGTTCCAGTTTCATCAATCATTTCCTGCTCAATGTTGGATGACATAATTTGACACAACAAGTCACCAATGTAGTTTTTAAAGTCATTATCTTTTTCCAAGTTCTTTTTCTTGATGGTGGATTCTATCACATCAAACTTGAATTGTAAATAGACCTGCTCATCTTTTTCTTCAAACGCAACTCTACCATATTTGTATGTGGTATCTTTGTAAGGACCGTCAAGTAATTTTATATGTACCGCAGCATCATCTTCTTTTGGGTATATAAAACAATAATCAATTCCCTCAATCATCATCCACTCCATTCATGGTTACAATTTCATCAAACAAATTCTCATCTCCTCCTTGCATAATATCTCCTGATGCAATTTGGTATTTTTCTTTAACATAAGTTTGAAATTTTTCACTGGTGATTATTGGCATCCAAAAATCTTTAGTGTCGGTTTCTTTGATACGATATTTTTTATCTTCTATTTCACCAGTAGAAACGTCCACCCGTGAATACCATCCGTTAGTTGGCTTAACAACCAAACCTGCGTCCAATGCCAGATCAAGTAAACCTGACCAACGAGAAATGCCGCCATCAAAAGATACAGAAACAGGAATTTTAGATTTTTCTTTAACATATCGTGATTTCTCCACGTTAATTATGAAATTATAACCTACAACCTCTGTGCCTTCTTTTTCTTGTTGGCGCCCAAGGATGAAAATGTTATCGGCCGAATAATAAGAACCTGTTCCACCACCAACAATAGCTTTGGGGAACATACCAATTTCCATATATGTGTGATTAACAACAATCATAGGAACATCTTTCATTGTCAGGTGTGGTAACACCATACGAAATAATGATTTTACTGCTTTTGCTCTCGACATATCACCGACAGTTTTGCCTTCTAGAGCATCACTAACTTCTTTTCTTGAAGCTAGATTGCCAATGGAATCGATAACAATAATTAATTTGTCGTTTCTTTCCAATTCAGCTAACTGTTGCATTACATCAATTTTTAATTGTTCTATATCAGTAAGTGGAGTGTGTAATACCCGATCAGTATCAATACCAAAAGAGTCAAAATAAGATTGCGGCGTACCGAATTCAGAATCGTAGAAAAGAAGTGCAGCATCGGGATATTTGTCCAAATAAGATTTAGCCATCAGTAGAGAAAAGGCCGTTTTAAAATGTTTGGATGGACCTGCCCACATTGTAAGACCTGGTGTTAATCCGCCATCCAATCGACCACTTAATGCCACATTAATAATAGGCACCGATGTTGGGATCATATCCTTCTGTGTGAAGAATTTGGACTTTGATAGAATAGCCGATTCTTTAATCGAACTATTCTTTTTAATTTTGTCAAGTATACTCATCATTTTTCCTTTTTACGAAATGCAAGCTCAGCATCATCTACATACATACTATCTATCTTGGACTTCCGATTGGGAAATCCACGTTTACTTTTTGATATTGGAGGAATACTTTCTCCTGAAGCACTATCAATTATAATAGGTTCTTCCTCTTTTTCTTCAATATCAACAATATTTTCTTTTTCAATTTCAACCGAATCATCCGACACCGGTTTGCTTTGAAAGAAATCATCCCAATTCTTTTCTTTTGGCTTCTGCATTGAGATATTCGCCGCTATCAATAATAACACAGCTAACGGATCAAATACAAGCATAATGATTAAGATTACCAACCGAACGGCCTTATCTACGGCACCATCACCTTCAAAGAACATATCTGCCACATATTTGATTGGACCAATGTCAGCTACCAATTTATTCTCCTCACGGAGAAGTGGCAGGCGTTTCTTGTTAATTTCGGTGAGTTCTTTTTGGGTGGATTGTATTTGGCGATCCAACTGATTACTTGCTGTTGAAGGATCCTTGGCTCTTGCCAATAAGTAATTTAACCTGCTGTCGGCAATCTTTTGTTGTTGGTTGAGTGTTTTGAGTTCTACTGAATTTGCACCAGCATCCAAGGTGGAATCAATATGTGCTTTGGCTAAGAAACCAAAAATACCCATCGAGGTAATTAACATGAGTAACATCACGGCAATCACCAAATAGGATTTCAATAAAAATGGTGCGGTCTTCCAATTACGATATAACCAAGAAGCTGTAACTAACTTGGCAAACTCAAGTGAACCGCCCATGAAAATGACTGGCCAAAATGCTCCCATAAAGATAGCAGCAAGGCCAATAACTGAATAATAACCAGCAATAGCTGATAATAGAAATGCTGCAGCAAATGTAAAATATAATTGGATCATTCGACTATTCCTTCTAAGTCAGCATTAGTTTCAATTCTAACTTTACCACCCAATTCATGATAATTTTCCAAATCGTAAATCAAGGTACTTGGACCATTAATCATTAAATGGTTTGTATAATATCTTTTACCATTCTTTTCAACTAATATTGTTGGAGATTTTTCATCTTTATTATGTTGATTTAACATAATGTTTTTTTTAATAAAATAAATTTTGGTATTCATTTCTTCTGGCAAACCAGTATCGTAACCAAAAACTTCGGCCGATGTTTCCATATAACCAACTTTAAAATCCACAATTACTTGGTCAAATTTTAAAACAGAATTACCATTAATTAATAAATGCTTTTTGGCTGAACCAAATGAGGCATAATCTTTTGCATTTCTTACAACTACAAAAACCATACCTTTTAATCTAGCATCTTCCAATGATCCGTGTGCGGTAGCCAAACTGATTATTTTGGGTATGTTAGGCATAGCATACATATTGTGCTTTTGTTTCATGAGAAAAAATCCTCTAGTGTGCTAACCTTCTCTGTCGACCACTTCATACAATCCAAAATTACTTTAATTGGTTCTAAGAATGATTTTTCGAATTGCAAATCATAATCAATATAATCATTAAGTCCAAATTCAACAGGCAAACGACCGGGAAATGATATTACGGTATCCTTGAATGGATTTGGCATCTTGAGGTAACTATACTTCAACTTCTCACCCTCTTGAATGAGTGGATATTTTTTAGTGAGTTTCTTCTCTTTGAGAAAGTGGTTATATAAAATGGCTCCCTTTACATGGATCGGCGTTCCCGATTTATATAAAGAAAGTCCATCAGAGTATTTAGCCAATCCATTAACTCCACGGGGAGAAGAAATTTCTTCAGGAGGCAACTTCATGAAATCCACTTTGGCCTGTTTGATGAATTTGTGTATATCATCTTCAGTACCTTTCAACATAATTGAAATGGCTTCTTTCATCTTTTCACGAATGGCAGATGGAGTGGAAGATTTAATCATCTCCAAACCCATCACCTTCATTTGAGGTTCTTTATATTGAACACCTTCATTGTTATACACATTAAGAATGTATCGCTTCTTGGCAGTCCAAATACCTTTATCAGATAAGCCTTCACGCTTCATCTGCATTTTTTGATCATACGCTCCAACATAGTCGGCCAATTCTTGATAGGAAGCATCAATAAACGGTTGAATCTTATCATTACAAACTTTGTCCATGAACCTAATGATGACGTTTGGATCATCCACTCGAGCACCGTAGACTTTTGTAACAAGAGGCGCAAGGCATAAGTAAATCGAATCAGTATCACTCGCAATAACGTAATCATCATTTTTAGTATCCAATAATTTATTCATATATGAATTCAATTTGGCCTCAATCCATCGAATCGAAAATTGGCCAGCTAGTGTGACGGCAAGAGCCATCCGCAAATCATAGAACCTAAAGTATTGCGAACCCAAAGCACCGTAAGCGGAGTTTAGTGATACTTTTTTTGCTAACTGGAGATTATCATAACGAGCAATTCGTTTCTCAATCTCATACTTCTTGGAATCATCAGTTTCATTTTCATATTCTTGTTTTGCTTGTAACATCAACTTCTTAAACTTCTTACGATCTTCATACATTTCTTCCATCATCTTGGGTAAGAAACCTTGTATGTCGGTACGAAAGAATTGGCCATTTGGTGTAATGGTCATATTGGATTCTTTTGCAAGCCAATCCAAATCAACTTTCTTTTCTAATAATTTTTCAACAGATACTCC